AATTATAAAACAATTATAAAACAATTATAAAACAATTATAAAACAATTATAAAACAATTATAAAACAATTATAAAACAATTATAAAACAATTATAAAACAATTATAAAACAATTATAAAACAAATATAAATTTATTATAGAAGAAGAGACATAATTACTATAATGGTGTATCACTAACTTTTATTCCACAATAATCTTTTGGTTCTTTACTATAATCTTCGTGTGTATATAAATCATTTTCAATTGCTATTTTAAGTAGTCTTTTAAAATTATCCCAAAATTCAGATGTATGACCAACTGATTTTGTCATAATATGTGCCAATTCATGTATTGATACGAAGGTCATTGTATTTTCATCTACAAAACTTTCATCTTCATCTTTTTGTCTAATACAAAATACTATTTTTTCACCTTTATTAACAGAATAAGATGTATATTGATTATTTTTACCAGATTCAGTTATATTATCAGAATTAAATTTTTCATTCATTCTAATAACTGATTCATCATCAGGATATTTAGTTTTCATTATTTTACATATAGATTCAAGTTTTAGTCGTAATTTGGCTAACATGTCCGCCGCCAATTCTTTATCCTTTAAATTTCGTACTAAATATTCATTATTATCTATATTTGATTTAACATATGTAACTTCATTCGTTAAATGCTCAATATGTGTGTAACCTAATAAACAAAAAGAAACAAGTATTAACATACCAATTAAATAGTTTATATCCATTATATAATTATATATTATATTTTTTACAAAGTTCAATAAATTTATTTTTAATGAATACTTTATCAAATTTTTTATTTAAATTATTCTCAATTAAATCAAATAAATCAACATCTTTAAATTGTTTTATTCTTGAAATAATATCATTTTTAAAATCATCGTAGTCCTTTCCTTTACTATTTTTTAAAACTTTCTTTTCTAAAATTACAGATGTCTTAATAATTTTTGGAACAAGTTTTTCATAAAATTTTTTAACATATCCTTCTTTTTTTAAAAATAAATATAAATTATGATAATTTGGAAAATAAAATATAGATGTATTATATTTTTTCTTTAGTTCCGTTTCTAAATAAAATATATAAAAATCATAAAATATTTTAATACAATTTGTTTTTTTTAATATCTTTTTAAATATTAACTTATTTGTAATATATAAGAATGACAAATAATTAATAATATTCACGCTATAAAAATGTTTTTTTTTATTATATGGAACAATTATTTTATATTTTTTATAGTCTTTTAATACTATATCAAAATAATATAAATATTTAATTAATTTATTAATATTTAATTTTTTAAAACTACATATTAAATCGCTATCTATGTAACTATTTATAATACTATTATTTATAAAATCACTTTTTCTATCTTTTATTAATACAATGTATTTCAAATCATTATTTTGTAAATGTTTTAATATTAATAATTTTTTAACAATGTAATACTCATTTTTATCTTCTAATAGTGGATAATAATTTATATTTAAATTTAAATAATCATTTAAAACACATAAATATTTATTATAATTATTCATATTGTAGTGAATCATTTTACCATTTTTTTTTAAATAATATACACATTGTTTTATGTTTGGATTAAATGAAATATTATCATTTAAAAAAATATTATTTTTATTATTATTATTCATATAATTAATATAATATTTATTTTTTTTGAATCATTATTTTTTTTAATTTATCATATATAAATATTTGGATAATGTCTTTTTTATCAATTGGATTTTTAAAATAACACCCTAATTCTTTTTTAACTTTTTGTGGCATTTTTAATCTTTATATAGTATTCTAATATATTTTTTATATAATTATTATAAATATTATATAAAAGTGTAGATAATTAAAATTGGAATTTTCGTTAAAAATTGGAATCGTAATTTTCGTTAAAAATTGTAATTTTCGTTAAAAATTGGAATTTTCGTTAAAAATTGTAATTTTCGTTAAAAATTGGAATTTTCGTTAAAAATTGTAATTTTCGTTAAAAATTGTAATTTTCATATGTCTTATTCATACCCCTCGTTTCTCCAATAAATTGTCTTATACTTGGTGTTGTACAAACAAGCCCTCTATCAGTACTAAACTCAGAATTACACAATGGACTTGCAACACTCTTTGAAAAGACAAACATACTCTCCTTAGGGAGTTCCGAAAATATCATTTCATTTTTTAGTGGTAAAGGAGTTCCCTGTGGAACAAATACTTTATCACCTGTATGTGGTGGATTACATGGAGGTGCTTTCCATGACTCTTTACATCCAGTTTTAAAAGTAATATTATCATACGAACCTAATACTCCATTTCCAACATTGAAATTAATAGGTGCCGCATAATTATAAGTTTTACTATTTATAAATCCATTTATATTATTTATTTCACTCATTATAATATATAGTAATAATATAAATATTTTTAAAAAAATTAAAAATAATTAATTTTATTTTATACATTCAATAAAATTTATTTCTAAATAAAACATTTATAATATTATATTATTGATATTCAAATACTATATCATATTTTGTTTTCATAATAACCTTCATTCTGTCCGATATTAAAAATTGTTTTTCCAAAAATCCTTCCTCGCCGATTTCACTCTTATTACTTTCACCCGTTATTTCATCTATATCATCCATTTTTTTAGTACTAATATCTTTTAAATTAACAATTATATATTTATATGATGTGTAATCATTCTTATTAAATGTTATTTTATGTTCTAATAAATCCATTTTCTCCTCGTCAAAATACATATTTAAATATTTCAATTCAAAATTTTTAAAAGTATTAATATCTATACTATTTTCAACGAGTGCCCATAATAATCGTATAGGGCATTGATAAAGAATGCCTAAATCATAAAAAGGTGTTTGTATCTTCTTAAAATAATTATATAATTCTGTATCTTTATTAAATATAGTATCATTTATTATAATACTATCAATGTCCTTTGATTCCATTGAAAACATACTATAAAAAATACTGTTATTAATATTTTTATTTATATTTATATAATTTGGATAGACATAATCATTTCTATAATTTTTTATAATATCTTCGCTGTATAATGGGTATGGTATATAATTGTCATTACTATAAGGAAAATATTGAATATATTCAATACTTTTATATCTAAAATATATCTTCAATCTAATATTATCATTAAATACAATCTCTTTACGAATCAATGAGTATAAATCAATAATAACCTTTCTATCAACTCTATCTTTAATAATTGATAAAAATTCTTTTGTAACATCTTGATATGAATAAAGGTCATTATATAATTCGGTTTTTAATAAAACAAAATCATTATTATCACTTGATAAATATCTAATTAATTCAGTGCATTTAATCTTAACATTTAATATTACATCTAAAGTATTTAGTAAATAAATATCATAATTTTTGTAAAAATTAACTAAATATAATGCGTTAATTGAATATTTGATATAATTTACTTTTGTTATAAAATTTGCATAGATAAATGGTATTATATATAATGCTTTTTGTAAATTATTATACAATATATTTTTTAATGGTTTAATTACTTTTTTTTTTAAAAAATTAAATATATCAAACATGTTCATATATTTATTTAATTAATAATTTATTTTTAAATAGATTTTTACATAATTTATATAATTAAAAATTGACAGTAAAAATAAACTATTTTTTTTTATTATATTAAATAGATAAGAAACATTTTTATTTAAAACGAACTGAATATTTAAGAGTTTTACAAATAGTTTACACATAACGGTTAAATTTAATAAAAATGAGTAGTCCAAAAATAACTGACCATGACATCTTAGATGTACCTAGGGGAGAACTTCCGAAAATTACAATACTAATTCCTACATCAATTATGCAAATATATCATTTGAAAGACACTAAAGAAACTTTAGAGTATGGGTCAGATGAGCCGATTGTAAATATTCTTTCTGAAATCGAGAAAGACCCGAATTATTTGTGCCTTCACGTTGGTAAAAATGATACTCTATGTTATTTTCGTCTTCATGGTCGGGAAAAAGAAATTCGTGATGATCAAGAATTTCTTGAAAAGCTGAAAGTTGGATTGAAATTTATTGAGTGGCTTCATGATAATGGAACGTATGAAACCTATATTCGAACTTTACAGTGTACAACACAGACACTCTCTGATTTCACAACAGAAATAGATACTATTAAAAAAGAAATTACACTGTAAGCCACTCTCTGAATTCATTTCAGAAATAGACACTTTTAAAGAACAAATTACAAAGCTAGCCACTCTTTCAATCTTTCAATTCATTACATAAACAGATGATATAACAGAAAAATTTGGACAAAAATAATGATACTCAAACATTATACTTATAATAAAGCTAAATAAATATTATATAAAGTATAAAATTATATAAAAATTGATGCATCGAAATAATTACTTTTATTACACGTTTTATTTAATAAACTTAATAAATTATTATGTTACAATTTATTAATTGTATTTTTAATTAAATACCGTAAACGTCAAAAATGAATAATATTTTATATCCCTACTTTGATTATTATCAAAAATCCGATTCAAATCCACAACTTTTAAAAATTATTCTTGAAAATACTGACAAATCAAAATATGACACTCAAATAAACAATTTTAGAAATAAAGATCCGTCATCTATAAATAAAATTGATAAATTCATATGTTTTTATTCAGATTTATTTTGGAATAATTCTAATTATTCCATTGTTATCTATAATTACGATAATAGTCATAAATACATCAATATACCTATGAAATCAATTTGTGAAAATGAATCTTATTTTTTGGAAATTATAGAGCTAATAGATATTGGCGCGATTAGAGTTATAGATTTTATACAAGTATAATTCTTAAAAAATAATTTATAACAATTATTATAAAAATAAACTGATTAATTATTATATTAAAAACAATTTATATAATAATTATTATAAAAAATGACTACTAAAATACCAACTTACCCGCAATTATTTATATTAAACAATGACCGTATTTATACATGGTCTATATCTATAATAGATAAACATAAAAATGGTTCAGTATATACTATTTCTACATCACATGGATTAATCGATGGTAAAAAAGTAGTACATGAAAAGGATATTGAAGAGGGAAAGGCAAAACGCACAGTTCTCGAACAAGCAATATTAGAAGCAAATCGTAAATGGGAGAATAAAAAAGAAAAAGAATTATACTTGGAAAAGCTTGATTTAAATGAAAAAAAAAGTGATACTTCAGTATCATCTATAACAGTCCGTCCCATGTTGGCGAATAAATTTGATTTCAAATTATACAACCCTGACAGTAAAAGTCGTGCATTTAAAATAAGTTTTCCAGCATATGTTCAACGAAAATATGATGGAATAAGATGCATAGCATATAAAACAGGTGATGGTGAAATAGTAATTGAATCGCGCAAAGGGATACAATTTCAAAATTTTGGATTATTAAAGGAACAATTATCCGTACTATTTAATAAATTACCTGATAATTTATATTTAGATGGGGAGTTATATACTGATAAACTCGATTTTGAAGTTATATCAGGATTAATTCGATTACATGAAACATCATCTGTTGAAGACACGGATTTAATCAATAAAATTGAATATCATATATATGATTTTATTGATTTAAATAATATGGATGTCCCATACAAAGATAGATATTTATTTTTAAAAGATTTTTTGCATAAAAATGCAAGTAAATTGAGTTTAATTAAGGATGTTGAAACAACATTAATTAAAAAGGTGGAAGACGTAAAAAAATATCACGACGAATACTTTAAACAAGGATATGAGGGAATAATGGTACGCGATTTAAATGGGCCATATGAAATCAATAAAAGAAGTAAATATTTACAGAAATTTAAGGAATTTATGGAAGAGGAATTTAAAATTATAGGATATCATGATGGAACGGGTGACGAAAAAGGTGCTGTAATATGGGACTGTGAAATATCAAGTGATAAAAGTGTTTCAGTACGACCTAGAGGAACATTCGAATCCCGTAAAAAACTATTTTTAGAAGCGGACAAATATATTGGAAAGAAATTAACAGTTATATTTCAAGGTTATACTGAAGATGGTTCTTTAAGATTCCCTGTTGGAAAGGCTATTCGTGATATATATTAAATTATATTTTATTTATCAAATATTAACCTTTTACATTAACATTTTATTAATAAATTAAAAAAAAATGATTTAATTTTAATTTAAAAATAAAGAATAAATATTATAGTAAATATTATAATGAATGAAATAAATATAAATACTAATTTAGAAACGTTTAATTTGAAAGAGTTAAAAATAATATGTGAAAAATACAATATAAAATGTTCTAAAGAAAATAAAAAATCAATTATAAAATTGTTAAATGAAAAATTCGAAGAAATTAATAATAAAATAATTAAAGAAGAAAATGAATTATTAAAAAAAAATACAACATTGCAAAATAATACAACATTGCAAAATAATATAAATATAGATGAATCAAATAAATATACATTTATTGAAGTTTGTGCTGGAGCAGGTGGATTAAGTAGCGGATTAATAAAAGCCGGATTTACACCATTATTATTAAATGATAATAATAGTGATTGTTGTAAAACATTAAAAAAAAATCATATAGATTCAAATGTTATATTTGGATCAATGGATAAAATAGATTATTCAAAATATATTAATAATGTCGATTTATTAACAGGTGGAGTACCATGTCAGTCTTTTTCACAAGCAGGTTTAAGGAAAGGTTTAGATGATCCAAGAGGAGATTTAATGATAAAGTTTATTGAAATTATTAATTTAATAAAGCCTAAAGTTTTTATGATAGAGAATGTTAAAGGTTTATTAACACATGATAATGGAAATACTATAAAAAAAATAATAGAAACTATTAATAAAAATAATTTATATAATATTAGTTATAAATGTTTGGATGCATCTAAATATGGTGTTCCACAAAAAAGAGAACGAGTATTTATAGTTGGTATATTAAAAACTATAAATAAAAATTTTTATTTTCCCGATGAATGCAATTATAAAAAAGTTTTAAAGGATGTATTATACAATGTTCCTATTTCACAAGGATTAAATTATTCTGATGAAAAGAAAAAATTATTTAAAATGATACCTCAAGGTGGTTGTTGGATTAATTTACCAAAAGAATTACAAAAAGAATATTTAGGTAATAGTTATAATTCAGGTGGCGGAAAAAGAGGAATTTTATATAGATTATCTATGGAAAAACCTTCATTAACACTACTATGTACTCCTTCACAAAAACAGACCGAGAGATGTCATCCTTTAGAAGAACGTCCATTGACAATTAGAGAATATGCAAGAATTCAAACATTTGATGATGATTATGAGTTTATTGGTAGTGTAAATTCACAGTATAAACAGATTGGAAATGCCGTTCCTGTCGAATTAGCAAGATATATGGGTATTTCAATAATAGAAATTTTAAAATAAATAAAAATTATTTATAAAAATATTAATAAAATTATAATTTTAATAATTATTTTTATATAGATTTATATTATGCATATTTATTAATAGTTTTTTTAATAAAATTAATTATTATATCAAAATCATCTCCAAATATAAATTTCAAAAATGAATGACCAATATGGTGTTCTATTTCAACACCTTTATGTTTAAATTTTTTTATCATTCCTTTTATTGTTTTATATTCTGTATCTGCATTTATATTTGCGTATATACACCTATAATCTGGATTTTTATGTTTAAAATTTGCAAGTTTGTCTAAATTACATTTTTTAGAAGAAGAATTATCTGTATTAGTTCTATTTTTTAATTCTATCGCAATTTTTTTACTATGAGATAATATATCTAATCCTGTATTATGTCCTTTTTTTAGATTAATAAATCCGTCGTAATTTCCTATTACTTCTTGCCATATATCACCTATTTTCATCTGTCTCTGTTTTTCCTTTAATACAATTAGTTTTGTATCATTTATTTTTTCTGTATCTAAAATATCATATGTTAATATATTATTTTGGCGCCTCGATAAAATATTATATATTATTAAATCTAAATTTTCAAAATATTTTGTTTTATTAAATATACAATTTTTAATTGTTGATTGTGTATCATTTTTTAATGAATTATTATCATTATTTTCAGAATCATTTATTGATAAATCCTTTATTAAAAATATATCATCCATATTTTTAATATCTTTATTCATTATCGTATTTATTTTATATGTTTTGCATTAAATATATTATGAATTTTATTATTTTATAATATAAATCAATTTTTTTATAAATTTAAATTTAATAAATAAAATATTTATTTATTAAAATGAATAACATAAACAAACTAAACTTAGATATTGATAAAATAAATGATGATTTTGAAAATAAGTGTTCTATATGTTATGAAACATTATACAATACTGTAACTTTATCAAAATGCGACCATAAATTTTGTTTAGATTGTATATCTAAGTGGATATCATCAAAAAATGAAACATGTCCCTATTGTCGAAGATACTTATTTAAGTATAATTTAAATTACGAAATAAATGATATAGTAATATACGAAGATATTCCATATTTAGAAAGAGTTGATGATTCAATACATAATTTAAAAATAACAGAATTATATAAAAGTAATGAAGAAGGTGACTCTTTAATAATAGAATTATCAAATATAAGTAAAGAAGATATTGATATAAAATATCCCGATAAAAGGAGTTTATTATCAGATAAAATATTTAAATTTATAAAAGGTGAATTTTATGAAAAATATATGGAAATAGAAAATCAATTTCGGATGTCATTAGAAGATTATGTATAAATCCTAAAATAATTATTACGTGTTAGTCCTAATGTTACAGTAACTTCTAATGTTACAGTTTTACCAAAATAATCACCAGTTAAACATGTAATTGTTGGATATCTTGTAGTACCTTTAACAAAATTTGTTGTATTATTTGGTGAAATAAAATCAAGAGTATATCCAAATGAACCTAATGGAAATTCTTTTTCAATAAAAATAATAACAAGATCATCACAATATCCAAATGATTTAGTAGTATCTACGTTTTGAAAATAATTAAAGGCAAAAATATGTCCAACTTTATCACCTGTAATCATACTATAAACAGGTCCATATTTTGTATCACGGAAATGATAACCTTTTGGAATTTTTATGAAAGTTTCATCAAAACCACTAATATCTTGAAAATTTTTTAATTCATTTCCTTGATAATATACTGGTACAGTTGTTACATTTGAAGTAATAATAAATTTAGGGATATCCTCAAAAACCACTACGCGAACAATAACTGATACATTATCTGTATTAAATATTGATGCTATTATTTTTTTATTATAGTAGTAATCAGACCCAACTGTAACAGTAGGATATAAAATAGTATTTGAAGGAACTATAGTAGAATTATTACTTGACTTAAAATTATATATATATTTAAAAGTTCCAGTAGGTAATTCATTATTATCAATATATATTATATAATTATTATATGAATATCCAAGATTTAGGTCAGAATTTATACTAAAATAGTTATTATTTAAACATATTACACCAACTTTATTTTTTGTTAGATTATTATAAATATATGTCCATTTATGGTCATCTATATGATAACCATCAGGTAACCGAACTATTTTTTCATCATAATCTGTAATATTTCTAAAAGATTGTAAAGTTGATAAATTATAAACTAATTCTATATAGGTCATTATATTATTATAATTAGATTATAATTTTACATTGATGATTATTATTTGTTATATACATAAAACTATTACAAAATATATTACAAAATATTTTTATAATATCATTAAATATTATTAAAAATAAATTATTTTATAATTTTATTCTAACACATATATATATGAAAAAAAAAACTTTTAATTTATTGTATATGTTATATTTATTAATAATACTATTTATTATTTATTTTATTATAAATACGTTCGTTTTTAAAGATAGAATTTCTACAATAAATTATAATTTAAAAGATGATGGTGTATGTTTATTACCAAATATTTTATTAAAAGACGAAATTGAAAAAATTAGAGAATTATGTTATAATAAAAAATATAAAGAAATGAACGATTATTTAATAAATCATGATAATTTAAAAAAAGAATGCTTTAAACAATGTGGTGAAAATTATGTTTTTCAAGATTATATTTTTATAATTCAAAAATCTAATGTTAATACATGTCATAGAGATAACAATGGAACTTTTTATAATGTGGGACAAAAACATCAATCTTATACCGTTTTAATTTATTTCGAACCGATGGAAAAATGTTTAGGAGTTATTCCAAAAAGTCATTTAAATAAAAGTTCGTTTATGTTAAATATTAAAGACCCGATAATGAATATATTATGTAATCCAGGTGATGCTATTCTTTTTAATTCAAATATATTTCATGTTGGAACTATGAATGAAAAGGATGACCATTTAAGATGTCAAATGAAAATTACACATAAAGAAGACCTTGAATTATTAGGATATTACCAAAATTTTCATAAAGTAATGATTCAAGACAATAAAGTTCATCCATTTATTAGACATATACAGAAAAGAGCTTCTTGTATATCACCTATAATATCAGATTTAACATCTGATGAAAATAAACGTGGAGCAAGAGGAAGTGAAAATGGTGTTAAACCAGGATATCTACAACAAATTTTTTTATATTTCTTTTATGGTAATAAAGATTATTATGACACGCCAAATGTTTTTTAATTTTTTAATTTATATATTGTATTAGAATTTATATATTTATAAATTAACAATATAATAAATTAACAATCTAATAAATTAACAATATATAAATATATCACGTGTCTCACTATCACTAATAGATAATTTAAGTTGAACATCTTTATTATAATAATATTCCGTGCCAGCTTGAAAAATAGGATTATGAATACCTGAATCTATTGTTGTAGTATTCGTATTTGTATAAAAATCATATAAATAATTTATTGTTCCATTGGGAAGTTCATTTTCAATAAATAGTGTTATATTATCACTACAATAACCACCAGTTGAAGTATTATTTATTTTTACATATTTACTATTCGCAAATAAAATTCCAATTTTATTATTTGTTGATGAATTATATAAATAAGTCCAGATATGGTCATTAAATGAATACCCATCTGGAATATTAATACTGCCTTCATAATAAGATGATGTATTCTGAAATATATTAAAATCAGATTTTCTATAATAAATATGATATAAACTCATATAATATATATTATAAATATATATTTTTATAAATTTATCTAATAAAGATACTTAAAATAATTTATTTATAATTATATATTAATTATAAAATATGGAATTTTTTAATAAATCAATTTATAATATATTATGTTTAACGAGAAATAGAACTTTTTTAAATATTGCTAATAAAATTTCTAATATTGATGATTATAATATTATAGTTCCATATGTATATTTAGGTAATATAAATAATGCGAATAATATTGAATTTTTAAAAAAAAACAATATTACAGCTATTATAAATTGTACTGAGAATGAAGAATTTAATGAATATTTTTCGGATAAACCTAAATTTAGATTAAAAGTAAATGATAGTAAAGAATTTGATAATATTAATAATTTTAAAAATCAAATTATAAATGCTATAATTTTTATAGATAAACATCGTGAAGAAAAAAAAAATATATATATTCATTGTTATTGGGGTCTAATGAGGTCTGCAACTGTAGTGGCAGGATATTTAATATATAAATATGGTCTTTCTGTAAATGATGCAATAAATATTGTCAAAGAAAAACGTCCATCTTCATTGTCATCAATCTATAATTTTAATGAAGTTTTATATTATTTAGAAAGTAAATATATAAAAGTTTTATCTAATAAAGAAAATAGACACTAATACAATCAATATTTATACCCTGGAATAAACTTAGCAATAAAATATTTCATTTCAATACTATTATGTACATTTACTCCTAAAGGATAATATTTTTCAACGGGCATATGTTGATTAATTAGTGACATTACATAACGGAGTTCTATTAAATATTCGTTAATAGTATTTATTAAAAAACCCATATATGTATTGTTCCATGGTTGAACTGTAATATAATTATATAATTCTGATTGTTCATTAGGATTCATCACTATATTTTGGTCTTTAAATGTAGTATTCCATCTTATTTTATAAGGCATACTATATTTCGCATCTTTTTTAAAATAAAATGCACCTCTTAATATATTGTCATAAAACATAACTACATTTATTGATAATTTAGGATGTCTTTTAATAATTTCATATGTTAAATATTTATTTTTGGCTTTAACAGAATTATAAAAAATAGTTGGAACAATTAACATATCATAATAGGATGGTAAATTCTGTGGTAATCCAGTACAATCAAAATTATATGGCCATGTAGAATCCATTTATTTTATATAATATAATAACATAATTATATTATATATAAATTAAGAATTATTCATAAAATAAGAATTATTTGGAATATAAAATTATTCGTAATATAAAAATTATTTATAATTTGAGATTTATTAAATTTAAAAATATATTTTTTAATGTAATTAAGAGTTAATAGAATATAATGAATAGTGATAAACGTAAAAGAAATAAAATCATATATAATGAAGATTCATCAACATCATCATCAGATAATGATTATGATGATAAATATGAATTAAAAGATGAATTTAAAGAAATAAATATGAGAGTTAGAAAAAGAAATAGGTCAAATAGTGAAGGCGATATATATTATTATAAAATTCAAAAAAGATCTAAAATAGATGATTTTTTTAAAAGACAGAATAGAGAAAAACAGATTGAGATATTAACTAAAGAAAACGAGATATATAATTATTTTAATAGTGAAATACCTCTTCGTTATAAAATATTATTTTCAAATTTACCTATACAAACGAAGTCTTTAATTATTAATAAAATAGATAGTTTTGAACAGATGGATGCGTCAAATAGCGAATATACAAAATTAAATAAATGGTTAAATGGCTTGTCATTAATACCATTTGATACATATATATCAATGCCAGTATCAATATTAGATACTGATGTAAATATTCAAGCTTTTTTAATAAAGTCATATGATATATTGGAAAAAACTATCTATGGACAACAAGATGCAAAAAATAAAATTATGCAAATACTTGCACAATGGATTTCTAAGCCTGATTCTCGCGGACAAATTATAGCATTAGATGGTCCCCCAGGTGTTGGTAAAACAAATTTAGTAAAAAACGGAATTTCAAAGGCGCTTAATAGGCCTTTTTGTTTTTATGCACTTGGTGGAGCGTGTGATATTTCATCATTAGAAGGACATTCGTATACTTATGAAGGGGCTGTATGGGGGCGTATGATAGAAATGTTAATGGAAACTAAAATAATGAATCCAGTAATATTTTTTGATGAATTGGATAAAATAAGTAATACTGCGAAAGGTGCTGAAATAACTGGTTTATTAACGCATTTAACTGACAATACACAAAATAATAGTTTTCAGGACAAATATTTTTCGGGAATAGATATAGATTTTTCGAAAGCCATTTTCTTTTTTTCGTTTAATGATGTTGATTTAATAAATCCTATATTAAAAGACAGGTTAACCATTGTAAAATTTAATGGCTATAATTTGGATGAAAAAATCCATATTGTAACTGAATTTGTAATTCCAGATTTATTAAAAAATATTGGATTTAAAGAAAATGATATTAGAATTAAGAGTGATGTAATAAAATATATTATAAATCAATATACAAATAATGAAGAAGGTGTTAGAAATATTAAACGTATTATAGAAGAGTTATTTTTAAAAATTAATTTATTAAAATTAATGAAAAGTGATATTAATAATACGATTCAAATTAAATATAATATTGAAAATCTTGAATTTCCATTAGATATTAATATTGATATTGTTGATAATTTATTAAAATAAATAATTTGTTAAAATTTTAATACATATAATATCAAATTGTGTAAAATTTTAATTTCTTAATAATATTTATATATGTCAGGTAATCCAAATAATACATCCAGTTCAGGAAATCCAAGTAATTCAGGAAATAAACAACCTTCTAATAATATGCCAAAATATAATAATATAAAAAAATTTAACGAAACTATACCGAATAAAACAACCGAAAGTTATAACATATATCATTCAATATTATATAATAACTCATGTGATAATGAAAAATCTACAGAAATTAAACAAAAATTACAATCATTAAATAATCAAGAGGTAAAAGATAAATTAAAATTAATTGTTTTAAAAAAAATAACACAACAATATTTCCCTCAATATTTTAACTTTATGAACAATTCAAAGAAACATAAAGTGGTGAAAAAAATATTAGAAATATTATTTGAATATTTAAAAATATTAGACGACAAATTATATAATACCGATTATATTAATAATTTAATACGTGAACATTGGAAGGGAAGAATGACTGAAGAATATTTACAAAAATGTATAGAGGATTTTACAAAATTTAAGGAGTCTTTAAATCGCGAAAGTATTAAGTCATCAAGCGTTATGCCTTCAATACCAGCGAGTACTATTGGAATGGGGATGTTTTTTGGGTTATAATACTACTTAAAAAATGAACTTTTCCATTCACTTAATTTTTACTTTTATTCATAAGAAGTGTTAAATCATTAAAACTTATTTAATTTTAATGTCATGCAATATATTTAAGGCTTTTGTTAAAATAGTAATAATTTGGTCTTTTTTTTCTAAAGAAGTATGACTTATATCTATTTCATTATCGTATTGCATATTCGAAAAATCTTTAATCTTTTTGTATGAAAATGGATTTATTGATAATACGCTATTTTCCCCCATAAAAGACATATTTTTAATACAACTATAACAATTTAATATTTCTGTAATAATAAATTTAAAATAATCAATATCATCACGCGTATTACATAAGGATAGTAGTGCCACACTATCAAATGAAACAGTTTCTCCTGATATAAATTCAAGCATATTTTGGGGATTTGAATTAGATGCATAATTAGAAAATAAAATCGCGCATGAAAGAGCACTTTTTAATCCATAATATTCATTTAAAAAATTTTCATCTAATATTCCCGATGCATCTTCTTCTATATATTTTGTTAAAGATATATCAATATCACTCATATTTTTTAAAAATAATTCTTTTATATCATTATTTTTAAATGACATATTTATACTTTATTTTTAAATGTGGATGTCTATTATAGATTTTATTATTTAAATAAGTATTTAAAAAAATTAATAAGTATTTTAAATAAAATTAATAATAATTTAATACTATAATATGATATAAATCAATTTTTTATAATTATAATTATAATAAATATTAGTTATTCTTAATTTTATATAAATTTTTATAATAAAAAGTAAAAATTTTTAATAATTTAATAAATCATTTACAAATATATAATTAAATATGTATACGGGCGCATTAAATTATATTATTTTGATATATATACAATGAATTTTTAAATGTTTGAAACATAATTATATATAATATGTTTAGATTAAGTGCGTGGAATATTATTTAGGAAAAACATTGATTCGTATATTTATATTGACAAAGTAGAACTGAGACAATATATAATTATTATTTATCCTATAAAAATATCTTCATATAAAACGGATGGAACATAAAATTCCTTATTAATAACATATGGATTAAATATTGAATTGTACGGAACATTATCAACCATTCGAAGTGTATTTTCATTTAATTTATATAAAAACATTAGATCATATTCGTACTGTTTTTTCATTGCCATCCACTCAGGACCGAATTTACGTAAAAGATACAAAGCAACTTCATATTCCTTAACTCTGAAAATCTCATTTGTCCAATTAATCATTTCCCAAAAAATGGCTCTCATATTAGGAGGAATGTAATATTTATTAGACAGATCCCATAATTCGTATGTTAATTGTTGAAAATATTGTATAAGTCCATCCATAAAATACATATCAACAATCAGGTTAATGTAACTGAGATTTGCTATTAATTCAATTTCTACTGACATTTTTAAATAAAAATTGTAAACAAATTAAAAATTAATAATAATTTTACTTATACATATATTTTATAATATTTAATATTTATTATGGTATTAAGCTAATATAAGAATCAATTTTTATAATTATTTTTTAACAAATTTCTTTTTAGGCATTTTAATAATTGTTTCACAATTTTCAATCGTTAAATTTTCAGGTATATAATCTTTTGGAATACTATAAAATTTCTTATTATATAAAATATATGGCCCATATGTTCCATTTTTTATAGTATATTTTCCTAATTTACGACCATTATCGCCTCCTTCTTCTAAACATTCAATTGCTTCATCAATATTTAAGCCTTCATTAAATTCAGGCTTTAACTTGAAATTTTTCCCATTATATTCAATATAGAAACCATATGGCCCCTTTTTTAAAGATACATT